GCGACACAGCAGAGAGCCAAAGACTCCTCAATTTATCATTAGACATAAGTGCAGCCACAGGCAAAGACCTAGGCTCTGTTACAGCAGCATTGAGCAAGGCATATTTAGGCAACAACACAGCCTTGACTCGCTTAGGCGTAGGTATCTCCAAGGCAGACCTAAAAACTAAATCTTTCTATGACATCACTAACGATCTTGCTACTACCTTTAAGGGTTCAGCAACAGCTGCTGCTTCAACCTTCCAAGGATCTATGGACAAACTGGCTGTTGCATCTGCCAATGTGCAAGAAATTATCGGCACAGGTCTTATCGATGCTTTGACTGGTCTTGGCGATAACAACTCGATTGCAAATCTTGCAGCAAGCATGGAAGAAACAGCAGAATACACAGCAGATGTAATTCGTGGCATTGGTGTTTTGGCAGATAAGTTAAAGTCATTGCCGGGCTTTTCTAATCTTAATGTGGGAATGATCCCTATTCTAGGCAGTTACTTGCAAGGGTTGAGAGCATTAGGGCAATCAAACCAGATCAAGCCTGCACCATTTAGCACACCAATGACTATCTCTGGTCAAAGTTCTAAATCTTCTGCATCTGCTCAAACCAAATTGGCTAAAGAAACACTCAAAGTAAATAAAGAAAATCTCAAACTTACAAAGGCGAAGGCTATCTTTGACCTACAAAAGATCCAAATTGAAGCAGCCCTTAAGGGTAAGATCTCAGAAGAAGATCGCATCCGCTTGCTTCTTATGAAAGCCATTGAAGATGAGAACATCAGCCAGATCGAGAAATACACAAAACTTCTGGACGATGCTCAGAAGAACACAGAGAAATTAGTCAGCACCCTTGCAGGCATTAAGCCTTTGGATGACATCTTTAAGAACTTTAACTTCATGTCAGTCAAAGACCAATTAGCATCCTTAGAGATATATTTTAAGAACTTTGCTGGTTCAGCTGCTTCCGCTTTTAATGCCCTTAATCAAGCACAGCAAGCAGCACTTGGTGGCTTTAAGCCCTTTGTAGGAGCTTCTATTCCATCCATTGCTCCTACTAATCCTTCTATGCCTTCTAGTGTTGGATTAGGTACAAGCGGTACAGGCAACCAAGTACCAGCAGGAGTCACAATCACCGTAAATACAGGTATTGGTGATCCTAATGCCATTGCAGAAGCAATCGATGATGTTATTACAAATGCTAGAAATCGTGGAAGCCTAGTCGGAGGCGTGTTTGCAATATGACATGGCTTCCAGAATGGCGCGTGATAGTAGGTGATGATGTTTATACAACTGTCACCTCTGTGTCCTTTGCCTCTGGTCGCTTGGACATTGACAGACAATGCTCAGCAGGTTACTGCCAAGTAGAAATCATCAACACTACTGGGGCAGATTTCACGATAAATGTAACCGAGCCAATTACCTTAGAACTAAAGAATGGCAGTGGCACTTATGTCACTGTATTCGGTGGCGAAGTATCAGACTTTAACATCGGAGTCAGAAGCCCAGACGAGACTGGCTACATCACTACTGGCACAATCTTAGGCATCGGCTCACTGGCTAAACTCACAAAGGTTGTCTATAACACAGCACTTGCAGAGGGTTTAGATGGCGCGCAGATTGCAGCCATTCTGGGTTCAGCCCTAAACCTGACATGGGCTGAGCTCACTCCTACAGTTACATGGTCAACCTATCCAGCAGATGTCACATGGGATAACGCAGAGTCTTACATCGGCACTATTGACTCAGGCTTTTACACAATGATCGCATTGGCAGCTAGTGCTTCTGCCAAGTCTCAGAGCCTTGCAGATCAGATTGCTACTAGCGCACTAGGTCAACTCTATGAGGAAAAGGATGGAGATGTCTCCTATGACGATGCAGACCACAGATCTAACTATCTTGCAGCAAATGGCTTTACTAACCTCGATGGCTCGTATGCAACACCTTCCTCTATCAAATCAACAACTCAAACTGCTCGCATCCGTAACAGCCTTATCTATCGTTATTCCACAGGATACGGCAGCACATACAGTACCTCTGACGCAGACTCTATAGCCTCTTACGGCCTCTTTGAGCGTTCATTTGAGTCCAACATAAAGAACCTTGCAGACATCACTGATATCGCCTCACGCGAGTTAAACCTTCGCAAGAATCCTAGAGGATCACTAGGAGCCATTACCTTTAGACTTGACAATCCAGACATCCCTACCGCCATGCTAGACAGTCTTATTGGCGTGTTCTTCGGTCAGCCTGTAGTTATCCAGAACCTACCAAGCAACTTATTTGGTGGATCATTCGATGGCTTTGTCGAGAATGTAGCCCTACGCGCTACCCCTAGTTTTACTGAAATTACCCTTTACATCTCAGCAACAGATTTCTCACTATCTACCACACAATGGGAAACAGTATTGCCAGCCTCACTAATCTGGACTGGCGTAAATGCTACACTTACATGGACAAATGCGACAGGAGCTTTAACCTAATGGCAACTACAACAACGAACTTCGGCTTTGACATTCCACAGTCGAGCGACCTAGTTAAAAATGGCGCGACTCAGATCGCACTGCTTGGTCAAGACATCGACACTCAGTTCGCTGGTCTTACTGTCAATGCTCAGACTGGCACTACTTACACAGCAGTTAAGGCAGATGGTCTCAACGCTATTGTCACAATGGACAACGCAGCAGCTAACATCTTTAGCATCCCTACCGATGCAACTTATAACTTTCCTATTGGCACTACTCTTTTGGTCTATCAGAAGGGTGCAGGCATTACAACTATTCAGGCTGTTACATCTGGCACAACTACTGTAGTAAGTGCAGGAGCAGTAAGTGCAGCGCCAATTTTGGCTCGATACAAATCAGCTGCTGCAATTAAACTTGCTGCAAACTCTTGGACAGTTGTTGGTGCTATTGCATAATGCAAAACTCACTCATTGGAATTATCGCTTCTAGTGGCGGTGCACCTGCTGCAACTGTAACTGGCGGAACCCTTTACACTTCAGGCGGTTTTAACTATCGCGTTTTTACTGGTAATGGCACTCTTGGAGTTTCAGGCGGTACTTTGTCCTGTGACATCTTAGTTATTGCAGGTGGCGGTGGCGGTGGCGCCAACGGCGGTGCAGGTGGCGGTGCAGGTGGTCTAAGGGGACTATCTTCCCAATCATTAGCAGCCAACAGTTATTCTGTTGTAATTGGCGCAGGTGGCGCAGGAAACACAAATAACGGCAGAGGCAGTGTTGGTTCTACTTCATCACTTATTGGTGGAGTAATTTCTATTTCAGGTTCAGGCGGAGGCGGTGGTGGCGGAGGCGGCGCTGCAACAGGTTCTGCTGGTGGATCTGGTGGCGGTGCTCATAGAGTTAATACAGCTGGCACAGGCAACGCAGGATCTTATTCTCCAGTAGAAGGTTTTGCTGGCGGAGTTGGTTTGGCCACAGGTAACTCAAATGGTGGCGGTGGCGGTGGAGCGACTGCTCTTGGTTCTAATTCAAGTGGAGTTGACACTGGTGGAAATGGTGGAACTGGATCAAGTGCTTATTCTGCTTGGGCTAGTGCAACTTCAACAGGTGTAAGTGGTAGTTATGCAGGCGGTGGTGCAGGCGGTGGTGGCCCTGGTGGCGGAGGCGGTACAGCAACTGGCGGTGGCGGTAACGGTGGTGGGCAAAACGTTAATGGCACAGATGGCACAGCTAACACTGGCGGTGGTGGTGGTGGATCGGGAGATTACGGAACAACAACATCTGGCGGTAACGGTGGATCGGGAATTGTTATTGTGAGGTACGCAGTATGAGTCACTTTGCAGAATTGAATGAGAATAACATTGTGCTTCGCGTTGTCGTTGGTGACAACAATGATGCAGCAGGTGACGAAGGTTATTCATGGCTAATGGATAATCTTGGTGGCACTTGGGTAAAAACAAGTTACAACGGCAATATTCGTAAAAACTTTGCTGCCATTGGCATGACATACGATGCAGATCGTGATGCTTTTATCTCAGTTAAATGCCATGATGAAGCAGTATTGAACGAAGATACTTGCAGGTGGGAGTGCGCGAATGTCGAGCATCAAGCCGAGATTATCTAAAGCTGCAAGTCAACTAAGGGAACAGATCGATGATTCCTTCCCAGATCGTGACCGCACATCGGATGGTTGGATCGGTGATACCCGACACGCTGCTCGCAAGTCTGATCATAATCCAGATGAGCAGGGGTGGGTTCGTGCCATCGACATCGACCGTGACTTATTCAAGGGATCAAAGCCAGACATTATGGGCGATCTTGCAGATCAGCTTCGTGCCTTATCAAAGTCAAAGAAAGACCAGCGTATTAATTACATCATTTTTGATGGGTTCATCTGCTCCAAAATCCTTAACTGGAAATGGCGCAAGTACACAGGGGCTAACAAACACACTAAGCACATGCATGTTAGCTTTAAGAAAGAAGCTGACAATGATGGTGCTTTTTTTCAAGTATCTATGTTAGGCGGAGAATAATGAA